CTTGAAGGCTTGCTTTCACAGCAAATATCACATTTTTTGGCGAGAGCTTCGTGTTCTTTTTTTGATTCTTCTTCATGTTTTTTGAAGGAAGCAACTAATTCTAGAATTTGGCTTTCTAATTTCAAAATTTTTGCTTCTAATTCTTTATGGCTATGACTAGCGGGCGCTGCGGGTTTTTTGGCAGCAACTGATGTTTTTTTAACAGGCATTGTTTTCTCCTATGGGATTTTTTATATTGTTATATTAAATATGCGCTCTAATCCTTAAATTGAGTTGATGTCCATAATTTTATAGAGCATTGATAAACATGTTTATCTAATAAATTTGGCGGTATTGACCAACGTAACGGCATTTCTTCTTTAGGTTTATGCATTGTTCTGTTCCTAGTGTATGTGCCTGATACACTATTTGATCTACGAGGTGGACAAGATGTTGCGTTATTACAAGGTGGCTGCTGATTTGGAACTGAGCCAACTTGCCCTACGGTTGTTTCATTTGTTTTTATTTCTTGCTGTTTTATCCAAGTAATTTTTATATTTGAAGAAGCACTACTAGAAGATATTATTTGCATTTCCGGATCATAAAGTATCATTTCTAATACTATTTGATTTTTATCGATAGTTAAATAAGATTCGAGCAAATAATGACTGTGTTCTGCCGAACAAAATTTTGGTTTAGATTTATAGTCACACTCTTTCCACGAATATCCTATCGTATCTTTATTATATACTTTTATATCCATACCAGATAAAGATAGTGGTTCCATAATACCATATTCATTTGGTACAACAGCGTATTGTTTATGCATGGATGCATACCTGAAAATGGAATGATCTCCGATAACCGCTTCGATCCCTGGAGCTTCGTTTTTTATAATTATTGGAGCTACATAGACCTCAATTTCGCTATGTGCGATGACTTCTATTTCTCCGTCAACTGCTTCACCTATATTAGGTTCAGCAAAGGCCAGTAATGGCCAAAGTAAAATATTGAACATATTGATTTCCCCCACAAATAAATATGCTCTTAAATAAAAAACCACCCGACCAATAAAGGAAGGGTGGGGATATAGTTTTATCTAGATAGTATTCTAAGCTAATCTATAACAGACATACGCTGTTGCAGATGCGATACGAATTCTGAACAATCCGCTACCGCTTGAAAATTGTTCATCAGTTGGGTCTGAAGTAAGAACAGCTCCGCTTCCGACAAGTGTTCCGCCGGTGCCGGCTGCAACAGTAATAATTTCATCAGCGCTTGCTGTACCAGTATTAATAACAGCAAAATCAAAACAATCGCCGATTTGGGGATCGTCGAGACCTGCTCGGAGGAGCCCGTTTGTTGGAAGAGTATGGGTGGCATCAGCTGTGGGATCACACAAAATGATTCCAGTCAAAAGCTGGGCAATTGTATAGGTCTTGGAGCCGGCGCCAAGATCTTCTGTTGCTGCAGCAAACTTTTGAGTTAAAGCAGGGGCTGTCCCTCTTAGATGGACATGTCCATTTCCAGATTCTTGATAAAGACCTTTTGCGGCCGTTACTTGTACTTTTGGCATAATTTTTCTCCTTATAAAAATTTGTTTGAGATTACTTGTCCACATGGTTCCCTAGCTAGCGTGTGGGGTCCGCCTTATACCGTGCTAGAGGCTTATTCATAAGTATTATTAAGCATTGGAATTATACAATAATATGCTAAAGTTTATAAATTTAAATATAAAAGGCGGCACAAAAAATGTGCCGCCTTGGATATCAATAATCCAAAGATTAGATGATGTGAAGATCCATGACTGTAACGGTACCGTAGAAGTCAGATCGAACCATCTTCTTGCCGTAGCGGGTCATAACGCCCTTGCGAGGAGTGAAGTCCTCTGGAGCGAAGATAGTAGGAGTAACGATAAGAGGTACATATGGAGCATAGACATATCCTGTCTCAAGGTAAGAACCACCTTTGTAACCGATCAAGATCTTATTACGTGGGAAGTAAGGGTCCTTGTATACAGTAAATCGATTGCTTAAGTTACCAACTTTTTCGGCACCAATTGTCATTGGGTTACCTACTTGTCCGTCTCCATCAAGGCTGTATACAGGCTTGTAAAGAACAGAAGATTCAAGAATAGTAGCAATGTCAGGTCCTACAACAATAAAGTTTGCAGAGCCACGAAGCGTTTTTCTATGAATAGTGTTTGCAGCATCAATAATAGTCTCGCAAAGAGTTTCGTACCACTCGCGGACTGTACCAGTAAAGGCAGGTCCAGGCTGAAGAGATGATCCTCGAGCGATAGTAGAACCGGTTTCTTTGTTGACGAATTTACCAGGAGAACGAGACCAATAAAGATTAGCACCATTTGCCTGAGTAAGAAGGTCATTCAAGATTTCACGATCAAGTTCAAGAGCAATTTGCTCAGAAAGAATCTGAGTTAATTCAACCTCTGCATCCAACGAATGGTAAGCATTGAGATCTTGCGCGAGTTCTGGTGACCAACGAGCACGAAGCTTTCGTGTAACCGCAGTAACGCTGATGGACTCAATCTTGATATCAATTTCAGGAATAACAGGCGCGTTTGAAGCACCAGCCAACATATTAGATTCAAAGGTTGGAACCAAAGTAGAATCTCCACTGTCTCCTCCAACTCTTTTAGAAGCAATTGGGAATGAGAAGTCACCAACAACTTCGCCAGCAAGAGTGGTAAGATCAGCTACAGCGCCAGAAGTTGACTTAACAACCATCAATACATAAGCATTAGAGGTATCATAAGAAGCTAAAGGAGCAGCAACAGGAAGACCACTTCCGTCCCAAGTAACCAATTGGTTAAGTCGACGAAGGTTCTTTACTTCTTGTCCGCCTTGATATTTTTCACCCCAAGCAGTGAGTTTTGCAGCATTAGTAGCTTGTGCAGTAGAAACGTCTGGAACATAAGCAAAGTCTTTAATCATGGTAAGATCAGGAAGTTCTCCACCTGAACCAGTTAAGACGATTGTAGGAACCATCGCGAATAGAACCGCACCGTGATCACTGTTTTCGAGAGCAGTACGAATCTGAGGATCGAATTGCATCCATTTTGCATTAGAACCGGTAAATTGAGCAACTGCAGAGATGTAAGAGTCATCGTTTGAAGCTCCGTCAACCCAGCTATTCGAATTATTCCATGTTCCAAAGTGAACGTCAGCAGTAAGACCAGTAGTACTATTTGTAACCGAAGCGTAATTCATATGACGACGAGAGAATCCTGCACCAGCGAGATCGTATTGACCGCCAGCAGCAAGAGATCCAGAACGAACGCCAGAACCTGCAGGGTTATTATAAATAGAATGACCAGCTTGATAAGTTGCAGAATCAACTCCGCCGCCATCTCCACCACCAACATTAGATCCGTAAGTGTAATCGAGATAGAAAAGCAATCCAGCAGGAAGGCTCATTGGTTGAATAGAAACAAGATCGTTTGCAACCAATCCACCGAATACTCGGCGAACGATTGGGAATGCAACGTTCTGGAATCCGCGGATATCTCCGGATGCACCGGGTCCAGTTCCGGAAGAACTAGTAGCACCAAGAGTATTTGCTTCTCTCAAAAGTTGAGCAGCTTGGTTTTCGAGTAGAACTGCCATGTTTTCTTTGTTTTGTCCATTAAGACCACGAAGAAGACCTGTACGGTTCCATTTTTCTGTAAGTCGTTGATGTTGAGCACCCATATGTCGTTGACGAATGCCCTCAGTCAACTTTTGTAATGTAAATGACATTTAATTGTCTCCAATAAAAGTTGTTGTTTAATTTAACTTGGGCTGAACTTACTTCTTGAGTCCTGCAAGTTTTTGCCATCTGCTCATATCTGAACTCATTTGTGTAGATGCTGGAGCAGAGCTACGAGTTGCAGTGGATGATCGTCCGGAAAGAACTCGGGATTCATTAAGGTTTCCTGACTTTCTTTTTGTCTTATTAAGGGAGTCAGTAAGCCCTTTATAAAGCAGTTTTGCTTCACGTAACGTTTTGGCATTATCAAGAGCCTCAACAATTGCACGTTGTTGCTTTTTGTTTAGGGTATGCTGTTGCATCAATTTGTTTACATACAACAATTTAGCATTAAAAAGATTTGATTCTTTGAGCTCGCGCTTAGCTGCGTTTGCTTTTTTGCGTTCAGCCATAACTGCACGCTTAGCACGAGTTTCGAGTAATTTTTGTTTTCTGATGAGTTGACGACGTCTTCGTGCTTCACGGATAGCTTTTGCTTGTCCTCCGCCGAAAGATTTTGCGCCGGCAGAAGCTTTTCCAGATCCGTCTATATTAAGTTCTGAATTATGAGCATCGCCTAATTCTTCAGCCAGAGCGTTAAGGAGAGTATTTTCGTCTACATCGATGAACATTTCCTTATCTCTTTTTCCTCCGCCGAAAGAACTAGCAGCATCAATTGCCTCAGCTTCGTAAAGACGTCGACGACGTCTGCGAGGAGATACTCTTCTTCTGCGAGATTCTGCAAGTCGACGACTGCGACGCGCGCGGCTTCTTCGCTTCATTCTCATGAGGTCTCTTCGAAGTGCATTTTCGTTTATTTCAACGATTGCGGAGTCGTCTTCTTCTTCCATCGGCTCGTCTTCTTCGTACAACCCTTCTTCCATAGGTTCGTCAGCTTCCATGACTTCTTCTTCGTCTTCTAATCCAAGATCTTCATCTCCAAGATCTTCATCTTCGAATTCTTCGTCTTCAAGCTCTTCACCCTCTTCGGCAACTTCAAGTCCAACTGCTCCGGCAAGATCTTCGATTGCAGTCTTAATAGCATCTACATCGACTTCCTCTTCTTCACCTTCGAGTTCTTCATCCTCGAGTTCCATATCTAAATCTAGGTCTTCTCCAGCACCTTCGCCTTCAAACAAAAACCAATTGTTACGTTTTCTTCTGGACATAGTAGTCTCCTTAATTATAATTGATAATTTTTTAGCTAATCGTTTGTCTGTCTTGCTATTACTAGATATACATTCTTTTCGTAATTTTGCCAATTCAGACACTAATTTTCTTTTTTGTTTTCGATTTTTTGTTTTTCTTAATGATTCCAGAAGTCTTTTTGCTTTTCTGGATCGCAGTCTTGTTACTGCTGAAGATCTGGCATTTTCGACTGTTACATTGATAGTAACGTTTTTGTCTTTCTTTTCTTCTTCGATCTCGAGATCTAGAGGTTCATCTATTATAGGATCGTCGAGTGCGATTGAATCATCTAAGCCAAAACCGAAGTCTTCTGGTTGTTCTGGTTCAATTGGCTCGTTATAACTTAAGTCTAAATCAGTACTTTGGTCGAGCTCCATATCGCTCATACCATCGTCTATTATTTCTTCTTCGAAGTCATCATCAAGTTCTTCCGGAGCTTCTTCTCCGGCAATTTCTGCCTCAATTAATCTTCTAATTTTAGGGGTAACTGCTTCTATAATTCTATTTTTAGCGTTTTGTTCAGCAATTTCCTTTAATCGTTTTGCGTCAGCAATTGCCTCTTCAAATATATTTGACATTATTTTCTCCAAATAACACTTTACATTTAAGTATACTTCTCATAACAAACTTTCAAGAACTTTGTCGATGTTTATGTCTTCTTGCACCGATATTCTTTTTTTGACGCGCTTTCTGTCCGCGAGTCATAGGGAATTGCCTATTTTTTATTTCTTTTAGTAATCCGGACTTTTTCCATTTGCTCATAAACTTTTTGATTAAAATAGAATTTTCTTCTTGTACAGATTTTTTTGAATTTGGTCTTGCTTTTACTACAAAATTGCAGCGTTTCATAATTTCCTCAATATTAAGTTAATCCATTCTCTTATTAGGTCTTCTTGCTTTTCGGCAAGATCTTCTAAGTTATAAATAGGTTCTTCAGAGTCTTTATTCCAAATTGGTGGTAAATAATTCCAATCTTTTCTATTACCATATCTTTTTGTTTTTGTTCGAGAAGAAGAATCATAATATGGAGACAAAGATCTCAGTTCATAGATTTTTCTATTTCCAGATAAGTTATAAAATTGGTTTGAATTCGGCAAAGGATCAAAGTCTCTTGGCGTTGCTGTTTTTTGATTAATAGCTTCGATTGTTTCATCGTCTATAATAATTTCATCTAGATCATCATAGCTATCTTCTGAATATGGGAAGGTCGAAGCTTTTTGATAAGGTAAATGATGAGTGGGAGAAAGCTGACTATATCCTAGCCCTTTTCTCCCATCATATTTTGGGTGTTCGCCTACTGCAAATTTACTGCTCATGCAGACGGCTTAGGGCTTTCACCGCGGACATAGATACCAAAAGTATCTCTAGCCGCAACCATATTTTCCCCTAAAGTTTTTGGAGACTCTTTTGTACCAGAACCATTGCCCCATTGTTCTGCGTGTTTAGCAAATTCTGCGGGAGCTTCCGGTTTGTCTGTCACATTAAAAGATCCGGGACCAGGGGAAGTGGGATTTGGAACGAAGTGAGAAGGTATTTTTTCACCGTTCGCATCGATTGCTTTATCACTATCTGGCGTAAAATCTGGAGCCTGAGGGTGATTATAATCTAGATAAACTTCATTATCAAACATAAAGCCTTTTTGCGTACCGAATACTTCTGTCTTAAATATTTCAACTAGTTGATCGTGTGAAATATTTGGAGTATTTGGGAAACAAGCTTTAATAGTTGCAGTATCAGAAGTTGACTGTCCATTAACAGCCCCTAATGATCTAGCAGTAACTTCGGGATTAACTGTTGTGCTGAATCCTTTGAAAGACATAATAATTCTCCGTTAGATGTTTTTAAGAATTTTGGCCCTAAGTCTTCTTTTCCTTTCTTGGATCTGTTTCATTTGTCGCTTCATTCTTTTGTGTTGTCTTCTTATTTTGTTTTCTTTTATTTTTAATGCCTTAATAAAATCAATATCTTTCTCTAACGTATCCGCCTCTTCGCCGGGCTTATATTCTTTTGCTTTAATTTTCGAAACGTCTTCAATTTTTCCGGATAGAGCGGCTTCCTTTTGCAATTTTCTTGCTTCGCGTAATACAAAATTACGGAAAGATTTGCTACTCAATTTGGTACGACGTTGTCTTTTGACAGGTTTTTTTCTGCGCATTACGCTCTCCTTTTAGTGGTTCTATATAGTCTAATTATGAGCAATAAATTATATTTCTAAATTATTTTTCAGTTCCCATAAATGCTAACTTGGCCCAATTTCCAGCCCCTTCAAATAGATCCGTTGGATCATGATTTGCTACAACAGCCGCAGCATTATCAGCCGGAACTCTTAGTTTATCATTTTTTACACCTTGAGACCTTAAGGTAGTTTGGGCTGTATCTCTAAATATTTCTGCCATAACGTCGTCACCACCAGACATTGCTGCTACAGCGTTTTCATTGATCACTGGTTTTTTTGAGCTAGATGGAAGATAGCCTGCTTGGGGTTTTTGAAATTTAGTTTTCTTTGAAGAAATTACAGCTTCGATTAATTGGTCTTCTTGTGATTCAGCATCGATACCCTCTATTAGTATCTCTACCAGACACTCTTTTATCAATTGCTTAAGTACTGAGCGTTTTAATTTTGCCATTTATTATCCTGCTCCGGAACCTGAAAGGGCCGGCATGTGTTGGGGTTGTATGTTTGTTAGGCCGGCCATAATTGTGACTTCACAGCTCGAACCTAATTGGACGTATAGTTTAGTACATTTTATTTCAAGTTTTGGTGTGGCAACCGGTACACTACTTCTCGGTAACAAAAAGCGACTTTTTGCATTTCCGTTTGTAGTATTTTCGTCTGATTTTTCATCTGCATCATATGCATTTGCCGTAAACGAAATAAAAGAATCATTTGTTCCTTTGTGAGTTATTATAATCCACTGCGTTACTAAAGGGAAAACGATTGGATCATCGTTCCCTGTAGAGGCTGTAAGATGATATACTGCAGGAAAACCAGAAACTTGATATTCTGGTGCAAAATTTAATCCAGGAGGCTGCCAATATATTCCGGACTGTTGTGCTGTTCCGGCTGATCCTGCAGCGTTTCTTCTGTCATAATCTCTCCAATAATTTGCCATTTATTTGCTCCAATCTAATACGTTATTGAATATTCTATCGATTCTATCTGATTTATTAAATACTTTTTTCAAATCAGATTGATTTATTTCTTTGGCTTCTTTCATCATGAAAGCACCGGGCGTTGAAGGTTCAGAAACAAAATCCCAGCAAATAAGCTGGAAATCATCTTGTACAACCTGATAATCTCCTTCAGATCGTGTTGAACCTACACCTCGAGAAGAAATTCCTAGTGTCACGCCGTTATTAACTAAAGACTGCAGTATTTTTCCGGAAGGTGTATCTAAGATCTCAACAGTGCCATAGCAAATTTTCCCATCCATGTAAGCTTCGCGGACGATGTGTGAAGCATTTTTTAATTCGACAACAGATGAATCTGGATGATCAAGTTCTCCCAAGGCTCTATTTTCAGCAATAAATTTTTGATAATTTCTTACTTCTCTCTCTAAAAT